GGGCGGTGACGCCACGGCAGCCGCTGAGACGCTAAACACGGCTATGAACCAGTACGGCGTCGACCTCTCCGACCCCATCAAGGCAAGTGAGGAGATGGCGCGTATGATGAACGTCATGGCCGCTGCTGGGCAGGAAGGCTCTGCCGAGCTACCCCAGATTAAGGAAGCGCTTGAGCAGGCTGGTATGGCCGCCAAGGGTGCAGGTGTCAGCTTCGAGGAAGCCAACGCCGCTATCCAGGTACTCGACAAGGCGGGGAAGAAAGGCAGTGAGGGCGGTATCGCCCTGCGTAATGTCATAGCGACCCTCTCTCAAGGTCGCTTCATCCCCAAGGATGTCCAGAAGGAGCTGAAGAAAGCTGGTATCAACGTGACGGACCTTGCCGACCGTGGCAAGAGCCTCAAGGAGCGACTGGAGCTCCTGCGCCCCGTGATGAATGATGCTGCGCTCTTCGCCAAGCTCTTCGGTAAGGAGAATACCAATGCTGCTATGGCTCTGGTCGGTGGCACCGAGGAAGTAGGTAGATATACCGAAGCTATCCAGGGCACGCAGTCAGCCAATGATCAGGCAGCGGTCGTGATGGAGGGCTTTGCCGAGCGACAAGCTCGCATCCGCCAGCAAATAGAGGACTTCAAGATCACCATCTTCAACGCCACGGGCGATGTCTCTTTGTGGGCAGGAGCGCTCTCTGATGCTCTTATCCCGCTGGCTCAGCTGATGCCTCTACTTTCGGGCATGCTCCCGATTGTGAAGGGCGTATCTATCTGGATCTTCCAGGGTGCAAAGGGCCTATTTCTCTTCGGTAAGGGCGCACTCACTGCCCTTGTGGGGGTCGGTAAGCTGGCCGTGACCCTCCTGACCCGTGGTGCAACGGCTCTCTTCTACTATATCGGCTCTCTGGTTACGGGTGGTAGTGCTCAGCTGGGCTTTGCTATGATGTCACAGCTTGCCTTTGCTTCTTTCAAGACGGCTGCCGTCACGGCGTGCCGCACCGTCAGCGCAGCCATTATGTCTATCCCTCTCATCGGATGGATAGCCGCTGCCATCGCAGCCATCATCGCCCTCGGAGTCTACTTCTGGAACACATCTGCAAAGTTCCGAGCTACACTTAAAGGGCTGTGGGCTGCCTTTAAGGCGGTGTTCTCCAATATATGGGAGATGGCCAAGACCGTCTTCTCGGGTATCGGTGATCTCATCAAGGCTGCCTTCAGTCTCGACGGTGATGGTATCTCCGCTGCCATCAGCAAGATGACAGGAGCCTTCTCCAAGTTTGGGAAGGAGACGGGTAATGCCTTTAAGGAAGCCTATGATCAGGAGATGAAGGAGAGCGCTGAAGCCGAGAAGTCCAAAGGCAAGGGGGAAGGCTCCAATGCTGGAACTCAAGGTGGAATAGGTGGGAATGTTGATCTCCCGATAATATCCACTCCTGGCGGGGGTGGCGGAGGCTCAACAGACTCCTCCAGTAGGCACTCAGGTGGCGGTGGCTCAAGTAAGGCGGCCAACGTGACCATCCATATCGGCAAGCTCGTCGATAACCTCACCATCAAGACCTCCAACCTATCAACTGACCCATCCGAGGTCAAGGGCATCATCACCGAGCTCCTGATCTCCGCAGTCAATGACGCCAACCTCGCAATACAGTAACTATGCTAACCATTATCCAAGGTAACGACACGACCGTCTCGGTGCTGCTGCACAGCCAGTCGCTCACCCTCCCCGACAACGATGGTAAGAGCTATGTCGAGCGGTCAAAGATAGACCTCAGCCAGGCAAAGGATATTTCTGTTCGCCTCATCCCTTACATGCGCTGGCGACCTATCACACCTTCCTTCGAGGTCAAGGGTAGTACGATCAGCATCCACTACCCAGCGTCAATTCAGCTGGTAGGTAAGTGGGATGTCGAGATCACCTTCCTAACGCCCGAGGGCGGTGGCTATCGTCAGAATAGAGTGCGCCAAGCCTTCGCTGAAGTCATCGCCTGCACCAAGGGAGCTAACAGCCCCGAGGCCTACGTCATCACTGCCGATGTCGCTCAAGCTGTGCAAGGTGCCAAGGGAGATCCAGGTGACAAGGGGAATCCGGGGAAAAGCAGCTACGAGATGGCACAGGAAGAGGAAGGCTTTAAAGGCACAAAGCAGGAGTATCTAAAAAGCCTGCACGGAGCACCAGGCAAAGACCTCTATCAGGCAGCTGTCGATCGTGGCTACAAGGGCTCCTTTGATGACTTCCTTGAGAAGCAAAAGGGAGCGCCTGGTGCCCCAGGGAAAAGTAACTACGAGCGGGCGAAGGAGCTTGATGGCTTTCAGGGTACGGAGGTAGATTATCTCGCCAGCCTGCACGGAGCACCTGGAGAGGGTATATACAAGATGGCTGTGAGAAACGGATTCGTCGGATCAGAGGTGGACTACCTCAAGAGCCAAAAGGGAAAAGATGCCTACGACGACTACCTCGAGACAACAACTGACAACCCAAAGAAGAGCAGAGGCGAGTGGGCTGCTATCAACGCCATCACGACCCAATACCTCTATCGAATAAATAAAGGCACTGAAGCGCTTATGAACGAGCAAACGATGTCGGCAGACCAGCTCATGGAGCTTGATAAACACCGACGCAACATAATCAACGCCCTGCGAGATAAAGGTGTTCAGGTATCCGATGACCTCGGGCTTGACACCGTGCCCGAGAAGATCGGAAAGATTAAGAGTTTCGTTCTCACTGTATATCGATCCCAGCAGTTCCTCGATTGGAAGGAGCCCTCTTTCCCACCTATTAAGCTCAGCGACGATTACCGTCCTGCTGATATCAGCTGGTGCTTTGCTCGTAATCGGTTCCTCACGGAGCTCCCCGACTTCGCAAACCTCGGCGAAGCCTCCATTATGAGCTCATTTGCCCGAGAATGCTCTGCCCTCACTACCGTCACGCTACCAGACATTCCTAAGGTGACAGCCATAGATAGCGCCTTCAGTAGTTGCTCTGCCCTCACTACTGCTACCCTGGGGGATATGCCAAATGTGTCTAATGCGTCGTGGTTATTTTCCGGTTGCTCTGCCCTTACTACGGCTACCCTGGGAGCTATACCAAAGACCGTGTCCTCGCAAGGGATGTTTCACGAATGCCGTGCCTTAGGGAGCGTGACGCTTGACTCCACTGGGGGTGAGATAACGGATATATCGTACCTATTCAACCAGTGCACCCGACTGGAGATAGTAACTGGCGTAATCGACCTGAGCCGTGTGACTAATACAGGCAACGCCTTTTCTGGTTGCGGAATTCTCCGTGAGGTGCGCCTTAAGGGGCTTAAGGTCGATCTCGTCCTGTTCGACTGCGTTAATCTCTCCGTGGAGAGCGTCAAGTACCTCGTTGACAACCTCCAGCAGTCTACGGGCAAGAGCATCACTCTTCCCCGAGCTTGGCAACAGGCTCATGAGGCTGAGGCTAAGTCATACGCACAGATAGCAGCTACCAAGGGCTTCGCACTAACTTTCAGATAGGACAGCTATGAAAATAATCGAATTACAGGAGAAGGCGGGCTATATGTACGTCAATGCCGAGCATCGCATCGTGGTCTGCTTCGGATACTGCCCAGCGGCCGGCGCCCATCTGTGGGTACTCACGCCCGAGGATGAAGCACTCGCACTCGAAGCGCAGTGGAAGGCTGAGGACGAGCGAAAGAGACTGGAGGAGGAGCTGCGCCATAGTGAAACTTATACAAGTTAATATGACAGCACGAGAACGTGAAGAGAAGCGCGAGTTAGCGCGCCTCCTCTACCTACAAGGTAAAGAGCAGAAGAGCATAGCCGTGAGTGTCAACGTATCGGAGGCTACTATCTCGAAGTGGGTGCAAGCTGGTCAGTGGCAGTCGCTACGTGCTGCCCAACATATCACCCGCCCCGAGCTGGTGAATAAGATCTTGCTCTCCATCGACAAGCTTCTCACCGATGCGCTCCAGAGTAATGACCCCGCGGCGGCTGCAAGCCTCGGCAAGCAGCTCAAGGGGTTCAGCGATGCGATCGAGAAGCTCGATAAGAAAGCCAATGTAGTTACGGCCATTGAGGTGTTTATCGCCTTTGGAAAATGGATGGAACACAGAATGTCTATAGATACAGACCTCACACCAGAGCTCATTAAGACTATCACGAAGTATCAAGACCTGTACGTCACACAGCTGATGGCGTCACCTAACCAATAGCAATGAGTACTCTATCGACAGTACTACCAATATCCATCACCGCAGGGAAGGTGATGCTTTACCGCTTCCCTGGCAGTGGTAAGGGCGCACACTCCTATAATAAGGAGGGACGGGAGTTTACACCTTCTCCCGTCGGTGTGCCTATCACAGATGCTGCCGACTGGCTCGGTGCCTACACACTTTGCCCCCTCCTCCTGCGTCTCGAGGATGGTACAGAGCTGAGCATCCCTGACGCTGTGGTGGCGATGACTCGCACCAAGCAGATCGTCACTACCCAAGTGGTGGGGATGGTAGGCACGGTGAAGGAATATATCTCAGATGGTGACTTCGACATCAACATAGCTGTCGGCATCCAGGGTGTTGAGGATGGCAAGGTTGCCAATGTCTACCCCGAGGATGGGCTTCGTGAGCTCCGCAAGTTCCTTGAGGTAGACAAGCCTATCAGCGTGCAGAGTGCCTTCTTCGACCTCTTCGAGATCAACCGCCTTGTCATCAAAAGCTACTCTCTAACACAAGCTACCGAGAGCAATTACCAAGAGCTCAGCATCAGCGCTCTCTCCGATAACGAGTATAACGTATTCTCTACCGACTACTAAGCTATGTATCGCCTTACCGCTCGTGTTGAGATAGAGTCCGAGCGCAAGTGGGTCATCGATAAGATCACTGCCTGCGAGATTGAGCGCTCAACAGATGACCTCACCGACACCTGCAAGCTCACGCTTCCTAAGCGTATGCTTTGGAATAACAAGGAGGGTGCACCGCTCCGCCGTGGCGACAAGGTGCGCATCTCCCTTGGCTATGATGACGACCTACAACTTGCCTTTGTAGGCTATATCCGCGAGGTCGGCTTCAAGACTCCCGTGGTCATCGAGTGCGAGGATGAGATGTACCAGCTCAAGAAGCAGGCGACGGTCAAGAAAGCCTATCGCAATGCCTCTCTATCGCAGATCCTCTCCGACCAAGGGATCACCGACTTCAAAGTGCTCGGTGAACAGACCCTCGGGGCTTACCGTGTCAAGGCCGACAACGTGGCAGCCCTCCTCGGAGAGCTTAAAGAGCAGGGGGTGCGTAGCTTCTTTCGATATGAAGATGGCAAGCCCATCCTTTATGCGGGCGTAGTCTTTGACCGTGAGGCATCAGGAAAGGCGTCGCAGGTCATCGCCTCGGGAATCAACCTCATCAGCGACTCCTCCCTCAAAGAGCAGCACGGAGACACGATGCGTCTCAAGGTCAAAGCCATCTCCTTCCAACCAACGGCCAAGAAGGGGAAGACGAAGAAGATCAAGCTCGAATTAGGCGATGCCGACGGAGAGCTCCGTACCCTCCATACCTATGGCAAGAGCGAATCAGAGCTGCGTGCCTGGGCTGAACAGGAGATGCAGCGCCTGAAGCGTGACGGCTTGGCTGGCAGCGTCACGACCTTTGGTGCTAAGCTCCTGGATAAGCTCGATACCGTAGGTATCATCATTGATGAAAAGAAGAAGGGTGTCTATCAGGTAAAGAAAGTAACTATCAAGTACGGCACTGAGGGTCTTCGCCAAGACGTGACTCTCGGCTTCCGTGTAGCAGACTAATATGAGCCAAATAGCAAAACTTATAGGACAACTCTCTGGTGGCGCTCCTGCCGTTCTGAAGGCATGCACCGTCACGTCAGTTGATCGTGATGCACGGGCTGTAGACTGCGAGCCT